ATAATAACGTCAAAAGTGGGTCTAGTCGTACCAGTTGGAACGTTTCCTGCCGTCAAGTCTACATTACCATAAGTATATCCAGATCCTTGATTGGTAATGGTAATTGAGTCAACCCTTTGATCATTTGTGGTAACAATAGTACACTCTGCACCAGTACCATCACCTTTAATGGGTACATTAGCATAACGTGTAGCACCGACAGGTCCAACACCTGCTCCTCTGTCAGTGATGGTCGCAACTTTGATTGAACCATCAACCGCATTATCTCTTACAAGTGCATCTTCAGTATTAGTTCCCCAATTTAAAGGAACAGGCATGAAAGCAGTCGCTTCAAACTTTACAATGTCACTAGGTTTAATAGAGTAAAGATATTTCCAAAGATATCCATCTCCACTTGTTCCTGCTGCTCTGGGTTCTAAATCAATATGAGTGGGTTCGTCAAGAGAAGGTGATCCGTTAGGAGTGTCGGGAGTAGTGCCATTTTGTATGCAGAGGTAAACTCTAAAATCGCTATTGATTACATAATAGGATGCAGCATACAAATTAGTCGCACCACTTACTTTTGCAGTATTAGTTCTACTATAGTCATGACGATACATGTCATAGGTTGTTCCAGAGGACCAATTCCTTTTTGTAACGACCTGTCTCACATCAGTTGAATTGATCTTCTT